CTCTTTACAGGCCTAAGGAGTTGAAAACCTTTTATGGTTTCGCGGAAATTTGTGTATTATTAAATGTGGACTTTTATCAGAAACAAAAAAAACCAGAGATTTTGTTTTGTGTCGTTTGTGGAAGTTCAATGCTTTATGCCGGCATAGGTAGGAAGAAATTATGCTGTTCTACCAAATGCAAAAACAAACATGACGTAAAACTCAAGATAGATAAAGGTAATTACTACAAAGAAAAAACTGCGATCAAATGTGAATCTTGTAATACAGAATTTTTAACTGCTTTTGATCAGCAAAGATTCTGTTCGGTATCTTGTCGCAAAACAAAAAACACAATGAATAAATCACAAGTGTATTTTTACAAGTGTCAAGATTGTCAAAATGATTTCAGCACATCCCGTCACCTATCTGGAGTTTCAGCGAAACCAATCATTAGATGTAAGAGTTGTCAGCTAGAACGCAAACGACTTAGAGATCGAAAGAAAACATTAGCCAGGCAAGGTGCGTTATCTAGTCCAAGAATTTCACTTGAACTAATTGCAAAACGTGATCATTACATTTGTCATCTATGTAATCAAATCGTGGACATGGACATTAAGCGAACAAGCAAAATGGGCGCAACAATTGACCATGTTTTGCCGATAAGTAAAGGCGGTTTAGATACGATGGAAAACGTAGCATTGGCTCATTGGATTTGTAACATTAGAAAAGGTAACAAGGTATGACAATAATCATCAAGACTGTTGCAATAGATTCTCTTACACCTGATCCAGACAACGCTAGAACACATCCAGATAATAACTTGAAGGCAATTGCTGGATCATTAGAAACCTTTGGTCAAGTAAAGCCGTTAATCATTAACGGGCAAAGCATTGTTCTAGCAGGCAATGGAACTTTACAAGCTGCAAAATCTTTGGGTTGGTCAGAGATTCAAGTAGCTCAAGTGCCGGCACATTGGACATGGGAACAACAACGCGCGTTTGCATTGGCAGATAATCGAACGGCAGAACTTGCAGATTGGAACTCTGAAAAACTTGCAGCGCAACTTCTAGAACTTGATGCCGTAGGTTGGGAATTAGACAACGTAGGTTTTGAGAAACTACAACCACCAACTGAAGAACTACCAACTCCAAAGCGTAGACCAGTCACTTGCCCTGATTGTGGCGCAGAATTTGTGCCGGAATAGAAATGCCTAATCCACCAAAACCGACTGAAGTAAAAAGAAAACTAGGCAACCCAGGCGGCGGAAAGTTACCCAACAAGGCCAATGTTGTGATCCTGCCTTCGATCAAAGATAAACCAACACCGCATAGACAATTGTTTGATGCAGGTTTGAGCCTTTGGGATACTGTTTGGTCTCTTGGTCAAACTTGGATTTCACCAAATACAGACATAGAACTTTTACTAATGACTTGCGAAATGTTAGACGAACGAGTCAGGCTTCGTGCATTTGTTTGGAATAATCCTGAAGCCTGGCGCGAACGCAAGGCATTACGCGAACTTGATAAATCTATAACTGGCAATCTTTCATTGCTAGGTTTTACACCGGTTGATCGAACTCGCATGGGCGTAGCTGAAGTCAAAGCAATGTCTAAGTTAGAAGAACTGAAGATTCGTGCCAACCAAAAAAATTGAGTCATGGCCTCCGACATGGCTGACACCTGTGAACAAAGCCGCGCTGACAAAATCGCGTGGCGCACAAGTATCAGACTTCATTGACACGTTCGCCATTCAGACTAAAGAAACTGTTGCAGGTTATGCAGGTGACAAGATGCAACTGCGCGAATGGCAACATGAATTGTTTAGACATTTGTTCGCCGTTGGTGCAGATGGAAAGTTTAGACACCGCACCGCGCTGATCGGCATGGCACGGAAGAACGGTAAATCTGCATTAGGTTCTGGAATTGGTTTGTGGTCATTGATCATGGGGCCGGCAGGTGGCGAGGTTTATTCCTGCGCAGCTGACAAAGATCAAGCGCGTATTGTGTTCAGCGATGCTAAGAGAATGATTGAAGCAGAACCAGAACTTGCAGAACTTTGCAACGTGTACCGCGATGCAATCGAAGTGCCTGCAACTGGTTCTGTTTATCGCGTTCTTTCAAGTGAGTCTTATTCTAAAGAAGGTCTAAGTCCGACCTGCGTTATCTTTGACGAACTTCACGCATCACCAAATCGAGAACTGTTTGACGTTATGCAACTTGGAATGGGCGCAAGGCGCGAACCAATGTTGATCTCATTAACCACCGCAGGAGTCAAAGCGGATTCAACTGGTCAAGATTCAATCGCATACAACCTGTATCAGTACGGCAAGCGCGTGGCACAAAAAGAAGTTGATGATCCAAGTTTCTTCATGGCATGGTGGGAAGCGGAAGCAGAAGCAGACCACCATTTAGAAACTACCTGGAAACAAGCGAACCCGGCGTTTGGTGATCTCAACGATCCCAAAGACTTTGCAGCAATGGTCAAGCGAACCCCAGAAGCGGAGTTCAGAACTAAGCGGTGCAATCAATGGGTGAGCAGTCAAACCGCCTGGTTGCCTAATGGCGCATGGGAACAGCTAGAAACTAAACGCACAATTGATCCAGACGTTCCAGTTGTCTTAGGTTTCGATGGTTCGTTCAGCGGTGATGCTTCCGTAATTGTCGGGGTTACATGTGAAGAACAACCGTATGTCTTTATGGTCAAGGCGTGGGAAAAGCAACCAGAGGATCAGGATGATTGGCGCGTGGACATTCTTGATGTTGAGAACACAATCATTGAATTTTGTGGCACACATAACGTAAGAGAAATTGCTTGCGATCCGTTCAGGTGGCAACGAACAATGCAGGTCTTAGATGAAGCAGGATTCCCAATTGTTGAATGGCCTTCCACTTCACCTGCTCGCATGGTTCCGGCATGTTCAAAGTTTTATGATGCAGTTGTGTCTGGCAAGCTAACGCATGACGGCAACCCGTTGCTTCTACGTCACTTACAGAACGCAGTTGTTAAGACCGACAGACTAGGGCCACGCATCGTCAAAGAACATCGTGGTTCGCCACGAAAGATAGATGCCGCCGTTGCTAGTATCATAGGATTTGATAGGGCAACTGTTTCGCGTGAAGAACCCGTTGTTCCCCAGTTCTTTAGTTTCTAGGAGTTGCATTGATCCCGTCAATTTTGCAAGTGGTTGGTCTAGCAACAATCTCACTAGGTCTAGGTTTGTTCATCCTGCCATTAGGCATAGTCGCAGCTGGCGTAAGTATTTTGCTAGTTGGTATTGCATTTGAGAAGGGTCAATAATGCTTGGAAATTTAACAGGTCGCAATGAAGAAGAACGCGCGATCAGCTTTCAATCTATTTGGGGCGCAGGTGATTCATTTGCATTCACAACTGAAGCCGGCACAAACATAGACCAAGTTCAGGCGATGAAGATAAACGCATTTTATGCTTGCGTTTTGTTAATCTCTGACACAATCTCTACGCTTCCAGTTGATTCATTCATTAGGCGTGATGGTGACCGCGTACCGTATCGCCCGCAACCTACTTGGGTTCAAAGACCAGACGTTGATTTGTTGCGTTCAGAACATTACCAACAGGTTTTGATTTCGCTATTGCTAGACGGCAACGCATTCGTGCGAGTGTTCCGCGATAACTCTGGTCAGGTTATCAACCTTGTTGTCATAGACCCGTACCGCGTAACAGTAACGCGCAACAAAGTAACTCGTGAAATTGAATACATCATTGACGAAGATGAATCCAAACCCGTTAGCAAACGCGACATGCTTCAGATCACAGAACTGCGCAAGGCTGGCGAACTGCGCGGTATGTCTAGGGTCACAGAACTCAAAGACAATCTAGGTCTAACAACTGCCCTGCAATCTTTCGCTTCACGTTTCTTTGGTCAAGGTGCAACGACTTCAGGAATTATTGAAACCGCGCAAAGTCTAAACAGCGATCAGGCCAAACAGCTAGTTGATGGTTTCAATCAACGTCATAGTGGATTTAGGAAGTCAAACAGAACTGGACTTCTAACAGGTGGCGCGAAGTTCGTTAGAACTGGCGTGAATCCAGATGAAGCGCAAATGCTTGATAGTCGCAAGTTAGCGATTGAAGAAGTCGCAAGAATGTTCAGAGTGCCACCGCACATGATCGGCGTTACAACACCTGGCGCAATGTCTTACGCATCGGTAGAGCAAAACAACATCAACTTCGTAACTCACACTTTGCGCCCGTATGTTGCAAAGATTGAAGATGCGTACAGCGCACTATTGCCAGATGCCGCGTTCATTCGGTTTAACGTGGATGGACTTTTGCGGGGTGATTTTGCAACTCGCATGAATGGTTATTCAATCGGATCACAAGCAGGTTTCTTAAGTGTCAATGACATTAGACGATTCGAGGACTTGCGACCAGTTGAAGGCGGCGATGTTTACCGTGTGCCATTAGCCAACGTGGACTTGGGCGCGGCATCACTTGTTGAAACTGACAAGCGCGTGACTATGGCGCAGAAACTTATCTTGTCAGGCTTTGATCCTGCTTCCGTTCTGGCAGCTCTGGACTTGCCTAAGATTATTCATACTGGCCTGCCATCTACTGCGTTGCAATCAATCGCACAAATAGACCCAACTAATCCTGAATCAGTTTACGGAGTCCAATAATGCAGAACCCGGCAATCTATAACGTGACCATGTACCAGGGAG